TCAGTAAAATTATATCATTTCAACCCTTGAAATACAAGGGGATGATTAAAAATGAAAAATCCAAATGGATATGGAACTGTTGTCAAATTATCAGGTAATAGAAGAAACCCTTTTGCAGTTAGAAAAACAATAGGATGGAATGACAAAGGTCATCCAATATTTCTTCCCATTGGATATGCTGCAAGCAGGGAAAATGGAATGATTATGCTTGCTGAATACAATAAGTCACCTTGGGATATAGATGCAGAAAAGACCACCCTGGAAAGCCTGTTTGATCTATTCAAAGAAAAGAAGATGCTTAAAATGGGAAAGTCAACAAAAGGATCACTGACTGCTGCATTCAAGCATTGTTCCAAAATCAAGAAAATGAAATACAAAGACATGAAGTCCTTTCACATGCAGGATGTCATTGATAATTGTGGATGTGGGTATTCAACACAATGGGCAATCAAGAACCTATTTGGACACCTGGACAATTTTGCACTTGAAATTGATGTGATCAACAAATCATATGCAGTTTTGACAACAGCAGAACCGATCCCTGAAACAAAGAAGCTGCCATTCACTGATGAAGAAGTGGATCAGGTATGGAAGATCAAAGATGATCCTTGGGTTGATTCAGTCCTGGTGTTTTTATACACTGGATTCAGGATCAGTGAATTGTTGGATATTAAAACAGTAAATGTGGATCTTGAAGCAAGAACCATTCAAGGTGGTACAAAGACCAAAGCAGGAAAAGACAGAATCATTCCGATCCATCCAAAGATCTTTGAAATTATTCAGAAAAGGGTTGATGAAGGAAATGCATATTTGTTCACCCTGGAAGGAAAGAAATTGACCAGTTCAAAGTATTATGAGTTTTGGAATGTGATCATGGATGAACTAAAATTGAACCATACACCACATGAATGCAGACACACTTTCAGATCAAGATTAGATTCAGCAGGTGCAAACAAAGTGTGCATTGACCTGATGATGGGACATAAATCAAAGGAAGTTGGGGAAAGAATTTACACACATAAGAAGCTTGAAGAATTGAAGTTTGCAATTGAACTAATATCACGTTAGTAACAAAAAATGCCCCAAGCCTTGAAAAATCAAGCACTTGGGGCATTAAAAAATATATTATATCATAGATTTGTTCAAAAGTACACTGCTTACAATGCTGATGGTTCAAGGGTTTGTTCATTTTTAATGAACTATGATTTCACCTTAAAATGGGTGCGTTAGTAACAAGATAGTAACACATTTTATTGTAAAATCAAGTTATCTTTATGAACCGCAGCAGTGATTGCTTTTCCAATTCCAATGACAATTCTGTCACCATTCACCTGGATCACATCATACATATTTTGATAAACTGAATTTGATAGTCCACCCCCAGTATATGAATTTGAACCTGACTTCACTTTGACTTTACTTCCAACCTGGATTGTTTTACTTGCAGCAGGACTTGAAGAAACTGCTGATCCTGATTCGGTTGTAATGAAAGTGCTGAAACCTTTTGCTTTTAGTTTTGCAGCCATAGCATCTGCATTTGATTTCACACCGAATGCACCAACCTGGATCTTATATAACCCATCAGCCTGAATCATATAGGTGTCAAAACCTGCTGCTTTTACTTTTCCAAGTAATGCATCCGCATTTGATTTGACAGAAAAAGCACCAGTCTGAACCCTGAATAATTCTCCAGGTGAAGGTGTCAATCTCTTATTTATTTCTGCTGCAATCTCACCATGCTTGTTATACAGATAATCACCAGGGCATGACTTGTTTGCAAACCATCTGTGAACAGTCATGTTCTGCTTATCCACCTGACCAATTAAAGATTCATCACCCTTCCAAAGAAGTTGATTGATACCATTTCTTTTGCAAATGTCAGTGACCAGGTTCAGAAGTGCAGCATAAGCTTTATCATTAACTGTATAAGGATGTGTGGTATCACTTGCAACTTCAATGGTGATTGCTCTGTTATCATTGGAACTGGAAGAAGAACACCAAGACCTATCTTTTTCTTCACAATACATTCCAATTCTGCCATCAGAACCAATGCCATAATTGCAAGAAGCCTGTCTTGAAGTTGGTGCAAATATATCACCAAGGGTTTCAACAGAACACTGACCAACCACACAATGAATTGTGATGGTGTCAATCGCATGATTCCTTGGAATGGTTTTGTTTGGGGAAATTTTAGTGTAATTTACTAAAGGACTGTTACTCATTATTTTTCACTCTCACTTTCTGTTGTAGTTACTGCTGTGGTTGTTTCTGAATTGATCCTTGCAGCATCAACCATTCCTTCACCGATTATGTAAGCAATCAGCGTGGATGCTGCTGTGATCATTGCCACAACCTGTTCAATGGTCAGATTATTAACACCAAAAGCAACCATCATTGCAGTAATAAAACCAATCAATGCTGCCCAAAACTTCCTGCTTGTCAATTTCTGTTTCCAATTAATTTTGTTCATTTATTTCACCTTTCCCTTCATCTTTTTTATTTACTTTACTTTTTTTAATGCTTGAAAGCATCCACAATTCACCAGTTGTGAACCCAAACCAACAACCAATCAAAGTCATTGGTTCACTACCAACCTTTAAAAATACATAGAGAACAGCAACAGTAAAAAGCATATTTAAGAGGATCACTGTTGCCACGATTACTTTTGAAAATCTATTATTTTTATTCTTCATTAGCTTCACCATGTCTTTTGTAACTCTCAAAGGTATCAAGCCTTTTGTGTGCTTGTTTTGCTGATTCTTCAACCTTGATAATTCTTTCCCGGGTTTCTTTCAAGTCATTTTTCACATTGGTCATTTCTGCTTTAATTTCAGTAATACCATTACCAATGTTTTCAAGCTTCACAATAACTGTTGTCAACTGTGAAGCTTCATTTTTATCATCTGCCTTTTGATTTCTTTTCAAATTGGATATACCTGAAAAGATGGCAAAGGCAAGTGAAATTCCTGAAATTAAAACTGCCACTTCAATTGTCATAAAAATAAATTCCCCCTTTCATGTGAGAACACATAAAACCCCTATCTGACAAGTCATATAACTGTCATATAGGGGTTTGTATTGTGTATTGGTATGTTTGTATGTCTTAATCTTTTGATTGTTTATTCTTCAATTAAATACTCACATTCCAGGTCAATCAAAACCTGTCTGACTTGATCTTTGATCCTGTCAGGAACTTCTGAAAAGGTTTTTACACCTTTAACAATTAAAGTTGCGTAAATAACAGCCATATCTTTCACATCCTTTCTATAAAAAAATAATATAAATCTAAGCAATTGGATCACTGTCCAATAATGCTTGAACTTCTGCCTTGATCCTTTCAGGAACTTCATCAATTGTCTTTAATCCTTTACGGATTAGATCAGCATATACTTTTACCATTCCTTACACCATCCCTTCATATAGTTCAACCAAAGCAAGCTGTGTGTCTGTGACTTGTGCTTCCAAGCTTTGGTTCTTTTCAGCTATGATCTTGATGTATTCATCTTTTTCATACTGGATCATGTCATACTCAAAACCATTGAAAGCTTCTTCACCAACAACTTCTTCCACTGGAACAATGTTTGAATTGATCCAAACATTTACTTCATCAACCACCATTGGTTGGGGTTGGACTGTGCTTCTTACTTTTCCATAATCTTTCATTTGAACATTCCACCTTTCATATAAATATTTTTAAGATAATAATTGATTGCAAACTGTTGAATTGGTTCAACATATTTCTTACTTAACCTATAACTATTACAATGGATCAACCATCCTTTGTATGAATTAAATGAACACCATTCAGAATAAGTCATTTCTATTCCTTCAATCTGCTTTTTATTTAAAGCAATCATTTTTCTTTTGAATTGCTTGCAGGTTGATTTCCTAAGAAGTTTGTAATTCATGAATGTTCTGTATCCAACAAAATCAATCCCACGAACATATGTGGGGAACACTTGCCAGTTTTCTTTGATTTTCAACTTTAATTTCTTTCTGAAATATTGATCAATTTCATTTTTCAGTTGATGAAGTTCTTCTTTGGTGCTTCCCAGGATCACAATATCATCCATGTATCTGAAATAATGCTTCACACGTTTCACTTCCTTGATCCAGTGGTCAAATTCTGAAAAATAATAGTTCCCACTATACTGTGAAAGATAATTTCCAATAGGAATTCCTTTGTTCCCAGGTGTCGAATCAATAATTTCATCAAGCAACCAAAGAAGATCCGCATCCTTGAACAGCTTTCTGTATTTGGTTTTTAAAATATCATGATTGATAGATGGATAATACTTTTTACCATCTAACTTCAAACAATACTGTGATCCGGGAACATCATGCTGCACTGCATCATTTAATCTGTTCAAACAAAGATGAATTCCCTTTCCAGGTATTGCTGAATAGGTGTCATTAGTAAGATTTTTCAGCAGGATTGGTTCAATGATCTGTAATATTGCCCACTGACAAATTCTATCAGGGAAGTATGGTAATTTATATATTTCTCTATCTTTTCCACTATCGTGTTTTATAAAAGTTTCATATTTTGAAGTTTGGTATGTTTTATTGATCAACATTTCTCGAAGTAACCCAAAATAATATTCAGGGTTTTGATCAACCATTTTTACTTCTGTATACCATCCTTTTCCTTTCTTTGCATTTTGATGTGCAAGTTTTAGGTTGTCCATGTCGCAAATCTTCTCATATAAATGTCCGTATTTTTTCATTTATGAACTTCCTTTGTATGCACTATTAAACCGAACCTTCAACCTTTGAATAAATTTCAAAGTTTACCAATACAGTTCAAATTTATTTTTATGTTTTGCCAAGGGGCAGGGCAATCAAAGTTTCACATTTTGTTTGTATTCAATGCATTTATCAAGTGACTGCTGATATTCCGATTACGATTAGAAGAAGAATTATTCACATTCCAATAGAAACTACCACTATTAGACGAATTATTCCAATTACTGCCTAATTGAGTGATTAACTAAAAATGGTTTGTTTTTAAGCTTCTTTTGTTGTATCAACACCTTTGACTGCCCAAGATCTATTTCAATTTAATAATTATATTTGTTTATGCTGCATCAGGTACATACACCAAGCGACCGCCGAAACCCCGATGACGATACGAAGAAGAATTAATCACACTCCAACAGAAACCACCACCAGTAGACGAATAAGCCCAACTACCGCCCAATAGAGCGATAAACCAGGAAGCAGAAGTATGTGCTTGATATAAGTAATCACCAACTGGAAGTGCTGTATCACCTGTTGTTTCACTTGCAAAGAATAGCCAATCAAATTCTTCATTGTATGCAAAAGCTGAAATATAACCATTTGCCCTTGAAATGGTTATTCCTGAATCTTTGTATGGATCAGCACTGATGTTATCAACAAATCCATGATCTGCAACATATAAACTGTTTTCGTTATATGCATAAATATTCAGACCATCAACAAACTTGTAAATATTCATCCAAAAGTTTTCTTCACCACGATATGAAACAGATCCATTTGCAACCGCACCTGATGAATTACCAAGTAATGTTGTTGCACCAGTAGGTTCAGACATATTGGTTGTACCATCATCAGTTTTCATGACACCCATTCCAATCTTGGATTGTGTATTCATGGAAGCATATTCAATTGTGAATAGAAGCTGTGTTGCTGCAACTGTTGCTGCATAAGCCTGATTCCATCCTGCACCACGATTGTTTGCAATGATCCTTGTCTTTGCCCTGGTCATGTCTTGAGTCACTCCACTTGCAGGTTTTGCATAAGCAATGGATGAAAGTATGTCACCAGTTGAAGCAGTGAAGTCTGCAATCTGTTCATCAGCTAATAAATAAGCAAGTGATGTTTTGTCATATACTGAACCTTCATATGCTGAAAGATATATGAAGTTCTTTTCTTTACCATTATGGATGAAAGCCGGGTGAAGTTTGAAGCCTGTTTTCTTCACATCAGAAACATAATATCTTGCTTTTCTCATGTGGAAGCCTTTTGCAACCTTACCTGAAAGGGTCTTTGTAACTGTTGCAGTCACACCTGTTGTTCCACCACTGAATGTTGCTGTGACCTTTTCACCAGTTGCAAGTGCTGTGAATGTTACTGATGCACCTGATCCACCAGTTGTCCAACCTGCAAATGCTGCTGCTCTGATCTTGGTTGCAACCAATGTTGTTGTGTTGTCTGTTGTAGCAACTGCCACTGTGAAATCTTTACCATCAAGATTTATTGTCACATTTCCATCTGCTGTTGGAACTGCTGTCACTGCAATTGTATTGACTTCTTTATATTCAATCTTTTCAAGCTTTAATGGTACAACCTTATAGTAAAATCTTGGTTGTTCAACCATAACTTGAACTGGATGATTTACTGGATAAGTCACACCATTTTTAATAACTGCTTGTGCCAGTTTTCCTATTTCCACATATGCTGCATCACCATAATAAGCAAGAACCTTTCCATCATCAGTGACATTGCATCTTTTTCTTCCACCAAATGCCTTGATATTATCAAACATTGCACCTGCTGTTCTATTGACTGCACCTGCAAGCCTTGTGAATGTCTTACTTACAAAGTCAACTTCAACACCAAAAATGTCAGCATCAGTGTATCCAACATATGATTGAAGATCTGAAATTTGATTCTGTAAGTCTGTAATATTTCCGATTGTCGCAACTGCACCTGGATCAACATTCAGTGAAACACTTGAAGCATTTGAAACAGTTGTAACCAGTTTGAAGAATGCACCTGAAACTGTGATCCCATTGTATGGGGGCATGTAACCTGCAACACTTGCAATGGTAACTGCATAAAGAATTTCACCATCCTGTGGATCAAGGGCAAAAAGTCCGATTGCTCTCATGTAGTAACCAGTCACAACACCAGTATTTGTGATTGCACCTTCAATCTGAACAGCAACATCATTGGTTCTGATTACCTTGCTGACCAAAGTGGTTTGCTTTACTCCTGATAATGCTGTGAGTGCTTGAAGTTGTGCATCAGTGTATGTTGTATCTGAAACATTGATCTTTGTAAACTGAACATTTCCTGTTCCTGCAAGCATCTTTGCCATAAGTGCTTGACCTTTGTTTGTAATAATTAACTGCTTAAATTCAGCCATGTTTTATTTTCCACCTTTCGTTTATTTGATTTCATTTTAAATTTTAATAAGTTGTAACTTGTGCTGTTCCGATATATCCACCACCAATGATTGAAGATCCTTGAATATTGAATTCAGCTTTGAACGAATCCGATAATTCAAAGAGTTCACAAAATGCCATTCCTGCTGCAATTATTCCAAATCCAAAACTATTGCAATATATTTCATTACTGGATGTTATTTCTAAGTTCCCAGGAATCATGAACCCAAATAAATACTGTAATTCATCAACCTGACCAGGAAGTTCAAGGTGGGTGATGATCTCCATTTTGTATTCATTAAAATTTTTATTAACTGTGAAGTTGATCCCATTACACAAAATTATCATCTTTTGAATAAATGCAGTATAAGTGTAGGGAACAACATCATTCCACCTGGTCAGAACCCTTGAAATTCTTGATTCAAGGGTGTCATCTGCCAGGGTATTAATATTTAATATACTTTCAAATTTTGCAATTCCAATCAAATTGCTTGTTTCAATGAATTGGTTATTTTTAATAATTTCACTTTCATCTGCTGCCATTTGAAATTCAGGGTTTTCAGCATCCATGATCTGTTGAATTTCCCTATATTCCTGAATAAATAGTGGAAGGTATTGAATCAAGTTTACATCCCTGATCATGCAGTAACACCACCCATCACTGGAATTTGATATTCAGATAGAAGAAGGTTGGAATCCAAACCATTGATCTTTGTATCTGCAATATCAATGACCCCTTGAACCCCTAAGATCCTGGTGTCCATCTGTGCTGTTCTCACAACAAGATTTGTTTGGGTTGACCAATCCTTTCTAAGTTCAAGAAGATAAGCTTCAATCACTGATTCAATCTGTGTTTTCAAACTCGCAAAGGAATATCCATCATCAAAGGTTATTGTTGATGAAACATTCACTGTGATTTCTTCTGCTGTGTCAACTGTGACTATATGACCAATAGGGGCAACCCCAAGACCTTGACCATCTTGTGTTGGATCAATTTCATTTTGAACTGTTTCAATCAAAGTTGAACTTCCAATGTCGAAGTTTGAATTCAAGATTGTCAACTTGACCGTTCCACCCCCATTCCATATTGGTGTGACTTTGGTTGATCCAACACCTGCAATTGCATTTGTCTTTTCAACATAATCCTTTTTATTTCCACCATATGGTTTTGTATCGAATGAAGCAAAGTATCTGATCCGCAGATCTTCTGTTTCTTCTTCATCTTCACCCGGGATCAGAAGTTCAGTAAGCTGTGCAGTTTCCAGTCCATCAATATATTCAATTGGAATAAGATCCCCAAAGTATTGATTTCCTTTCACACCAACTTCTTCACATTCAACCTGGTAAACACCATCAGAAATTTTTTCTTTCACATAATAGTTCAAATCATTCAAATTGAACCTTGAACCAATTGAAAGGTTGATGCTTGAAGGTGTGAATTCACCTTTCAGTAGGGCATAAGTTGCAGCATATGGTTTTATCCCTCTTTCCGCTGCCCTTCTGATCAGGTATTCCCTGGAAGCTGTGTCACCAAAAGTTTCTTTCAGGATGATGTCAAATTCTATATACATCAATTGAAGTTCAATAGCAGCAGGGGCAAGTGCATCATATATGATTGAACCTTCCCTTTTGTTTAAGTTGTTTGAAACCCTGTCAAGCATTCTTTGAAGTATAACTTCATAGGTTATTGATTCGTACATTAAATATTCACCACCTTTTCCAAATTAATATCACCAAATATTGTGTGTGCTGTGAAAGTCACTTGAACCTTCCTTTTCTTACTTACATCAAAAGAAAAACCATCAACTGATATAATTCTTTCATCTTGGGTCAATGCTTCTGTGATCCTTCTTTCCAGTTCCGGGCATACATAAGTGACTGGTTCACCGAATAGATCAATTGTTTCAATTCCATAGTTCCAGGAATAAATTATATATTGATACCTTTCAGTGTTCAGGATCTTATAACTTTCTTGTTTCATTGCTTCCAGTTCATCAGCATATCCATTGATAAACTGTTTTTCTAATTGCATTTTATGTGTTTTGCTTGGTTGTAACTCAATTTCAAAATCTTCTGTTAGAAATCCATTTATTCCAGGTATCATGTTATCACCCTATCCATTACAATATATCTTTGTCCACCTTGCATCTGTATCAACAAAACTTCATCACCGACAACCAAGCCATTATGAACAGTGAAAAGTTTTTTTCCTTGATATGCATGATTATGTGAAGCAAAGGAAGCTTCACCGCTGCCACCACTTGTATTTTCAGTTACATGGTCAACAGTCATTGAAACTTCATAATCTGTCACGTTCCTTGTCAGCACCAGTTGTGCAGAAGTCAATGTCAGCTTTTGTTCCACACTGATCTTCAATGGGGAAGTGCTGATGACCTTTCCATATACAACAGCAGTTGGTTTGGATGCCATAACTGCTTCAACTGATACTCTTTTTATGGTATTTAGTAGATCATTAAAATCATGCAACAAATTCACCCCCACGCAAAGTCAAATCCATTAAGTGTTCATCATTATTGAACTTATGCTTGCACTTTTCAACAAGCATAAGATTGTTCAAGCTGATGTCACCCAGGTTTAACTGAACCACAACCATTGAACCTGCTCTGACCCTGGTGTCACCAAGGGCATTGCTGATGGTCAAGTTTCTTGTTTTTTTGTTATAAAGAGAAAGAAGGGCATCTGCTTTTGCTTTTCCATTTTCACCCTTTTCCAAAGTGTCATAGAATTGAAGAATGCCCCAGTTGTTCATATTATTTGTATCCTGTGCAATGTAAACATCCCTTTTTCCTGATTCCTCATTGTCAAATATAAGTTTGATCTTATTGTATGTTTCAGCATCAATGCTTGAAGTATAGTTGAAGTTTTCACCTGTTTCTTCATCAATCAATAAATTCACATACATGGATTGAATACTTTTCAAAGCAATCTTTCCAAAATCATCATATATAACAAACATTTCTTTTTTGTTATAAAGGGTCAGATCAAGTGCATTTTGGATCATGTCAACTAATGCAACATTATCTTCAACCCGGGATGCTATTTTATACCCTGTGTTTTCCAAAGTGCCTGTCTGCATATTGAAGTCAGAAGCAATCATTTGGATGAATTCACCTGCTGTCCTATTTGTATAAACATAGGTATCTTTATTCTTCAAATAACGCAACTGATCGTATGCTGTGACACTGATGATCCCTTCCTTTCCACGTTTTTTTATAAATACGAATCCATAAAAAATATTTTTACCATCCACTTTCAACCTAACAGCATTTCCTTCTGTGAAGTTAATGATGGAATCTTTCAAAACATTGAAAGTAAGTTGACCAGGTGATCCCTTTCTTTCAGTTGACCAGGTGATCCCTTCTTCCACAATTGGAATATAGACCTTGTTTCCATTTTGAATTAATAGTTCAACATCCATTAAGATCACCCCCTAAACTGGAATGGTCAATACTTGACCGGGATATATCAAATTTGGGTTCTTGACCTTATCCTTGTTTGCATTTGCAATTTTCATGTATTGACTTCCATTCCCATAATATTTCTTTGCTATTCCCCAAAGGGTATCACCTTTTACAACTGTATGTGTTTTTCCTGTTGTTTTAGGTGCAGGGGATGATTCCGCAGGTCTTGTTGCCTGAACTGTTGCTTTTGGTTTGGACTGTGTAAAGGTTACATTTGCAGTCTTTGTTCCATAATCTCTGAACTGTTTCAAGGTGATTGTAGCCAATAAGTCAAAACCTTCTTTTGAATCTTCCTTCACCTTGTAATCTTCCATTGAAACCTTCATGTTTGTGTCAAATAGCATTTTCCCATTTGGAAGGGTTCTTGTCACTATGAACTGGAATGGTTCTTGACTTGTTTTCAATGCTTCAAATTTTTCCATGTAGTATGAAGCTTTCTGAAATCCATCTTTGTATAATGCAAAGGGATATTGAACTTGTGGAATAAGAACATCAAAATCAACATCAGTCAATTTTGCTTTTTTTAAAATATTTATTTCCCCATCATTGATCAGGGTCAAAGTTTTGTTTTGGTTGTTGATCTTCAATTGCAGCTTGGAAGGTGCAATTGGCAACAACATTTTATCTAAGTAAAAATAATATGCCATTAACTATGCACCCCTTCCGCTGCTTTTTCCATAGCTTCATTTACACCTTCACCAAGGTAATTAATTACACCATCTAAATCCATTTCATTGTTTATAGTATTTTGCATTCCAGTCATATCCACCTTGATTTCCGCAGTGGTGAACCTGTTGATCACTTCCATTTCAGCAAGATCACGCATATATTTAAGATCTTCTGATGAAATATCCACTGAATCTTTAATTGCACCAGTGTTTTCAGCAGTGTCAGCAATGTTGGATGGAATATTTGATGATGCATAGTCATTTGGATCAGGGATGTTTCCACCGCCACCAAATAAACTTGCAGGATCAAAGTTTGAAACTGCCTTATCAATACCTTCACCCACTGAATAACCTGCATCATAAGCATCACCATATTCAAATCTGTCCATGTGAAGTGATGCTGCATCCATCCTTGGAACTTTGATTTCTGCTTCACCAACTAAGTCAGTGACCATTCCTTTCAGGTCACTTCTCCAACCACTGACTGCATCTGCCAGGTGTGAACCAAACAGTGTGTCAATAGCTGATGCAATACCTTCCAGGATTCCAAGCACTGTGTCTGCCATACCTGCAAATAATCGAACTATTGAACCAATTGGATCATTGAATACATTAGCAAAGAATTCAGCAAAGTTTGCAATGTGATTCCAAATGATTGCCACCAAATCAATGATTAAGTTTATCAGTACCACAAACAGATTTCCAATGAATGCTGCTGCAACTGCCAGGACACCAACAATTATTCCAGTTGCACTGACTGATGTTCCTGCAAATTTATTGAATGCTGCCACCGCCAAATATATTGCAGCTATTACTGCAATGATAATAATTAAGATCCACACAAGAGGACAAGCAAGCAATGCTGTATTAAACCCATACTGTGCTGCTGTTGCTGCAAAGGTTGCACCTGATTC